GTTGATTGCAACTAAAGTATTTGTATACTTGCTTCCTTCTTTTCTTGATAATAGAATCTTTTGATTCAAGTTATTTCCGAATTGAGTTGACATTGCTCCTGCATTCCATTCGTTGTTATTCTTATTTGATCTAACAGATAAGTCACAAGGAACAGATCCTACTGAATCCCAGAAGAAGCATAAATCGTGTGGTAAGTTTCCTTTCTTTTGTTCGTCGATTAAGTCTAGAATGTATGCTGCTACATCTTCGATAGTATTTAACGTACCTCTATCAGCATATAAGAAAAATCCTTCGTAGTCTGTAATTTCTCCAGTATCTGGATCTACTACTTCCTCAACTTGAAGTCCCATAGTTTTAGCATGTGGCCAAGACCATTTCATCTCTGTAATAATGAATACTGGTAGGATACCTGCTTTTTGTGCATTTACAGCAGCTTCAAGTAATAATGTTGTTTTCCCTGTATCGGAATGCCCTCTTAGTAAGGTAATATGCCCTGTTGGAATACCTGGTAGTGATACAATCTCTTGAAAAGCTTTTGATACTGGAATCCAGTCTTGACTTTTAAATTTTACAGATTGTGAGCTAAAACCCTTATTCTTTTTGAACTTATCCAAACTAAAACCGCCTTTGACTAAATCGCTAGCGGTTTTTGCTGTATCTTTCTTTACTGCCATTCTTATTTGAATAAGTCGTCAAATTTACTTACAGTATCTTGTTTACCTGCAGTTGCAGTCTCTAAAGTGAAGTCTGTTTTGTTACTTCCTAAAGCTTTATCCAAATCAGTCTCTTCTGCAGTTGGTGTTACTGGAGCAATTGATTCTGCTGGTTCAGCTGGTCCTTCAGTTACTTCTCCTGGAGTTAGATATCCTTGAAGTTGTTTTTTAATGTACTCGTAATCAAATTGAGTAAATGCATCAACTGGATTTGGTTGTTCTTTTAACCATAAATCTACTTTTGCATTATCAGTTGATAAAGCTGAAGTTTTAGGTTTGATACGAACAGTTGTAGTTGGATATGGATTTCCTGCAGTTTGTTCAACTACCATATCGTAACCGTTCATTACATCTGTGTAATCTCCGATATCTTCATCTTCTGCTAAAGCAAGTAATGCTTTGTAGATGTTAGTACCGAATGACCATAGACGAACTCCTTTATCTTCTTCACCTCTTACAATAACAGGAGCAAATACTCTAGTTTTTGGAGAGATTTTTCCAGACAATGACCAGTTCTCTTTGTCAGATGTCTTTCTTAGTTCTTTTACAAATTCTTCGATTGGATCTTGCTTACCAAAGTTTGATAAAGCGATCATTGGAAAACGGCCTATATTGTAGTGAAATTTTAACTCTTTGAATGGAAATGATGGATCGTATGCTGACGGTACGATTCTAACATTGTGTTTACCGTTTGTTGGTTTCCAAAATATCTTTTCGTAGTCAACTTTTTCTTTTTCATTACCGTTGTTGTTTAATCCTGCTAACTTAGCTTTAATTTGTTCTAAATTCATTTTTTTACTTTTTTAATTTAACTTTAATTTAACTTGCATAAAATTTTAACTTGCTTTATTCCTATAATATATTAATTTTATTTCTATTTTCCAACTATTGATCTTTATATTTCCAGATAAATCCTCCTGCTTTTTTAACCCTACCTGCTAAACAATCTCCCACTGTCGTTATTCCAGTGATCTGCTTTGCCGCTAATATTGATGGATATTCCGCTACAACCTTAGACTCTTTTATCTGCACTACTGGCTTTCTTGTAACCTTTGCTAACCACTCTTCTGTATTACAAATTGCTTTTAGAGTTTGTTTTCTTTTCCGTTTTGTTTCTTCTGATTGTTTTGTTCCTATTCTTATTTGTCGAATTTTTTCAGCATGTTCTGAGGATTTTGACTTTCCTTTAGCTGCTATACGCATTTTTTCGATTGTTTCTTGAGAATGCTTTCCACTTCTATCAGCATCTCTTGTTAACATGCAGTTTAAACCATTGCTGATCGTATCGTAGAATTCTTGCCAGTATCTTTCTCTTGTATTTAAAGTATCTAGTTGACACTCTTCTATAATCTCAAAGATGTGATTTTGTACACCGTACTTTACAAAAGATCTATATAACTTATGTTGCTCAGAACAGTTTGATAATCTTTTATATGCAGAAAATCTATTCTGTATATGAACACTTTGTCCAATATAAATTTTTCCACTTGGACTCGTTATTTTGTAAATCCCTATCATATTAAATAAAAAAGGAGAAATTAAAAATAACTACCTGGTCCGTAGTGTCTTCTTAAAATCTCCATAATGTTTTTATTGGTAGGACCAGTACCTTCTTATTTAATATAAATAGTAACTTTTTTACTAAACCGCTACTTTTTCTATGTGATATCCAAAAGCACTATCATTTTCTTGAGGATTATAATATCGAGTTCTTATACTGTAATTACCTTCCCAATCCTGTATATTCTCTTCCCATTCATTGGCTATTACAAAATCCTCAGCATCACTTTCACTATCGAAAAACTGCTCAGTGTATGGTTCATCTTGTCCACTATAGTCATGAAATACTACTTGATATTTTTCTTGTGTATTTTCGTTTAGGAAGTTTTTCTTCCATTCTGCTATATTAAAATTTTCCATTGTGTTTTTATTTTTATAAATCTACTATCTTATGTAGCTTTGTATCCACCTTTTTTAGCTCTGGACCTTTTGTTAGTAATATGCAGTTTCTATAGTCAGTCCAGTTTATTCTAAATTGTGTATCCAACACTCCATTATTGAGTGACTCAATTAATCGATTTAAAGAATTGATTGTATATAGAGTATTTGATTCTTTTTTTCTATGTACTAAAATTGTGTTAGGTAGAAAATTTACATTACCTAAATCTACATTATAAGTGAATATATATTCCGCTTGATTAATAGCGTGAAGTATGAATATCTTATTATATATGATTTTATACCTTTCTTGAATTACTCGTAGAGTTTCCTCTAGAGCATCTTCTGTTGAGAAAGTGCAAAATAATTTATTTGACATGTCTAAGTAGTTGCTTAACTGTTCGATATCATAATCGAAAGTTTTGGGGCTTGTGTTATTTGTTATCATTTATAAATATGATTTTATTCTATAAAACTAAATTATTACTGTATTTAAACTTTACGGGATAATTTCCTCCCTGATTCATTATTTTTTCTATTCCTTCTAAGATTTCTCTACCTTCTCTTTTATCGAAGTCAAATACAATGGCATCGTAGGTATAAAGTGCTATCTTTGTTTTCTTATTTTGTAAGTACATAGCTAGATCCTTTAATATAAGAATATTTCTTGAAGTTTCCAACGACTGCATCATGTAGTTCATTAGCTTCTGTGGGTGCATATCTTTTAGTTCATTTGTGAATCTCTTTCCTGATATTGGATCTTCGATATAACCTTCAGTCTGAAATTGTTTCCATAACTTGTCTATATGTGTTTGTATCTTCTCAAATACTTCTAGGAATGCATACTCTGGTGGAATTTTTCCATAAATTGCATGAAAGTTAATTTGCTTGGCTTTTGCATAATCTTCTTCTGCTATTTCATCTTTACCGAAATAAAGTCTTGCCAATTGTATATGAGCTGATTCTTCAGTTAATTCATATCCTATTTGCTCACATAGTAATCTTAAATGATATCCATCAAAATCAAACTCTACAAATAAGTCATTCTGAGGTATAATTGCTTTTCTAAACTCAGGTGCTTTAGGAATAGCAGCATAATTTACTGAATTAAAAGCATTTGTTGGACGTGATGTTGTGTTGTAGAGATTGTACGATGTATAAGCAATACTATCCTGCATATTAAATACAGGATTGTTTGGTTTAAATAAATCCAGATATGGTTGATGTATTGTTCTTAATCCTGAATGCTCTATAACATAAAATACTGTGGTTGCTGTCTTATTATAGAAATCAAATCCATTTGGTATTGGATATTGCAATATGCAATCTATAGCTTTAAAATCCTCTTCACATTTTTCATATAACTTTGTGATAGGAACTAATGCATTTACTTCTTTAAAGTCATGTAATCTATTATAGAACCAGTTATATGTTTGATTATTTTTACCTAATTCTAACCTATCATACTTTGTCATTGAATAAAGTAGTGATATATCTAGAACATCCTTTAATATAAAGTGGTATAGCAGTTCTTTCTTATCAATAGTATAAAGTATCCTGTAAGATTTTAACAGCTCGTAGACACGGTCTTTATCTACATTAAGTCCTTCGTCATGATTTATTGGAATGATATAACCTTCTTCTTGTTCTAAAGGTCGTAAATAAACTGCTACTGTTTTTGTTAGAATAGGATGATAGTTATCATTTGAGGAAATTACTTTTACGTATCCTCCTTCCTCACTGTAACTTTTCAGCATCTCTAATTGCTGATCTGATTCTACTATATAAAACATTTATTATAACCTTTTCTTTAATATAAGAAAAAAGGCCTGCAAAAGCAAGCCCTATTTTATTTTCTTAAATCGAAATTTGCTTTTCGATCATTCTCTAATTTTATTATCGGATCTTCTTCTACTTCTGTAGTAGTTGAGAGTATTGGTTTTTGATTTACTGCTGGAGTTTCAACAAGTAGTGAATAATCTGTTATAAAGGTTGAAATTCCTGGCATCTGAGGTTCTAATGCTTGAATTGCTTTTTTATTTTTTGATGCTGCTCCTTCAAAAGGATATCCATTAAAGTTTTTATCTTCGGCTGGTCCTTTTATAATCCAATCAACTGTTGCAAAATTCATATTAGGTAATCCATTTGCCTGTAAATAAGTTTCTTGATCTATTTCCTGTATCTTATTATTCTTTTTATCTTGTGCAAAAAATCTTTTAGTGAATCCTTTTTCTTTATCTCCTTTTTTTAATTTTGGTTTAAAGAATCCTTTTAACAATCCTAAAAGAGTAGGTAGTGCACTAAAAGCTAATCCTATTGGAAATTCCTCATTTACTTTTTCTAATTCATCTCCATTTTCTTCAGGTGTACTTCCTGCATAGTATTTCTTATCAAAAGTCTCAATATACTTTCCTATATAATCTTCTCCGGTTTTCTTTATATTAAATTCTCCACCTCTAGTTGATTTTGGCTTTTCGTATCTTGTTCCCGGAATATATCTTGGTTGTTTACTGTTTGCCATAATTAACTTATATTTTGATATTCCCAATGCCATGCCTCGCTTCTAATTCTTCTAAAGCCGTATTTTGGTCCGTTTGCTGCTAACCATTTATATTCAGCCATTCCCTCTGATAATTTACTTCCTGTTCTGTTTGCAAAATCGACTGCTATTCCAAATCCGTGATTCGAAGTACCTGCTCTTGCTGTTGGTGGATTACAAACCCCGGCAGGTGTACAATTCTTAGCGCGTACTCTTTGCTGATCTTGTAATGTTCTGTATGCAGAGTTTATCTTAAAGGTTATTTTAGCTGCTTCTGCTGCTGCTAATAAATCATCTAACGCTCTAGAAGCTTTTGTATATAGTCTAATTCTTCCTCCATCACTTTGGATAGCTCCTACATATTTTTTCCAGTTGTTAATATACCTTAGTTTATCCTCAGGTATCTCACCGTTTTTGTAAACAGTTCCTTCAATTGTTTTTGATGTACCTCCTCCTGATGTTGAAATTGGGGTTGGCTTAGCTTCAGCATAGTCAACTGTTTTTCCTGTTCTACTCTGTCCTGCTGGGATTCCTTTTGGTTGTCCTCCTTCAGTTAGATAGAATTGTGTTTTAATATCTGTTAACCATCTGTTATTTTCTATACTATGCCCCAATCCAGTTATAATGTATCCGAACTTATCTTGATACTTTGCTGGAAGTATTCCTGATTTTATCTTAAATGATTGTCCAACTTTCATTCCTCCGATTCCATCTAATTGTAAAAATAGTTCAACAGGTACTAGTCCCGGTGGTGGACTTCCATTTTCATAATTATTGTAATATAGCCAATACTTTATATAATCTTTATGCTGTGTTTTAGCAGCTTGCATATCACTATCTTCGTACCCTGTTCCGTTAAACTCGTTAAAGAAGTTAACTACATCTTCGTACCACTCTTTCTTATCTTCTTCCTGATCTTTAGCTACTTCTTCCTTTCCTTCACTATTCTTGGTTCTATCATCCTTTGTTGGCCTAACTCTATCGATTACATTAGGATTCCATTTTAAGATATTCTCTACATTTTCAGAAAAGTTCTGTGCTGATCCTTGAGCTGCAATAGCAATGTTACTTCCTATCTCATTTGATATTTTACTACTTATATTAACACTAGTAAATATACTGTCTATTCCTGCTATAGTTAAAGTAGGTGGTTCATCTTTTGGTGTATTGTTTCTGTCTATAATAAAGAATGTACCTCCATCAACTTCTTCTTCATATGAGATAGATAGATCATTTATTCCTCCTAATGCAGTATTTATACCACCCAATATTTCCTGCATGATCTCTGTGGATCCTTTTTCACTTTCGTAATCTTCTCCAAATGCGGCATCAAGTATTCCTTTTACATACGGTGAAGCAACTAGTATATTTAGTACATCATCATAGTCATTTGTCGGTTTAACTAAGTTGTTTATAACTACATCTACCTCTCCAAATACATCTCCTGCTACTACATCTGGTTTTTTATGTTTCTGTGCTAATACACAAACTGATGGATCTATTGAGAAATGTTCCGGTATTGTTAGGAATTTAGTTGATTTTTCATAATCTACGTTAAACTTTGTTATTCCGTAATTTGGATCAGTTTTACTTTTTGTATTATCAACCGGTACTATAAACTTGTTAAATATCTCTAAATATACTCTTAGAGGCATCCAATAGTGCTTAATGTTCTTATCTCCATACCAAGGAGCATCAGGATGATCTTCTGATTCTACTTCTTTATAGTATCCTGTAAAATCTTGTAAATTTTCATACAAAGTTGGGGAAACACCGCTTAGATTCTCTCTTGTAAATTTAGCTGATGATAGTAACTCTAATTTACTGAAAAGAAAATGAAATGGAGATTTTTGCTGTTCCTTCCCTCTTTCTGTGTCTTTTGCAGCAAATTCTATTGGATCTATTTTTAATTTTGGATTTATTCTCATTTTTAGAGAATCTAAAATTTCTCCTGTAGATATTATATTAACTGAACATTCATATCCTCCATCTGGCCTGTAGTTCCAAGAAAAATTCTTCACATAGCCAATCATACCTTCATAGTTATAATCGGTAGATGCTCTATACTCTGCTATCTCATCTAATATTTGAGACATTGTAATTCCTGGTGTAAAGAATTTATTACCTATAGTTTTAATATTCTTTTCAACCGATCCTCCGTTAGTTACGTACATTGTATGTCCCCATTCCAGTAACATTGTGAATCCCGGCCTTAGGTAGATTCTCTCTACCATTTCAAAATCCTCTAAAGTCCATACCATTATCCTTACTTCTGCCTCTCGTAAAGTACCGTATGTATTTTTGGATTCTACAGATAATCCTGTAATCCCTGGCATAGGTCGAATACCTGTGCTATTAATTCTATTTTGATAAGCAGCTTTACTATCTAATGATGTATCTTCAGCAGTTGTAGTTGGAGTGGTATCTATACCTTCTCTTAAAGTTCTATTTGGATTTAATAATCCTCCCTGTAGTATGTTATATCCGGCAAGTCTGTTATCTCCTATTATTTCAATTCTACCTTCTTGTTCTAGGAATTGATCTGCTTCTTCATCGGTTATTGTATTAACTCCTGAGGATAGTCTTACCCATCCTGTCTTACTATTAAGGTACAGTAAATCGTCGGAGGTTCTTCCTGTTTGTTTACCTACGATTGCTTTTCTAGCTTCAATTTGGGCTGCTACTTCGTTACTTATTTTTGAGCCTACTCCCTCTGCCATTACCTTGTTTTATTTACCTGATTATATAAGTCTAGTGCTATTGTCTTATCATATGGAATTCTAATTTGAACTCCTGGTTCGACTGCTAGTGATGCTTGTTGTGAATTATTTGCTGATGCTATGATCCACCAAAGGGATGTATCGTTATAAAATTGATAAGCTAAAGTATCATATCGATCTCCTGCTGTCGTTATTACATAATAATCCTTATCTGATAATGGAATCTCCGGATAAATACTATTTGCTTTATACGTAATTCCATCAGTTGTTGTAAACTGTTTTATATCTCTGTACCTGTTTGCCATTTGTTTCTATTAAAAGAAAGGTTTTGATCCATTAACCGGTTTTGGATTTGTAAAATAATGTTTCAAGCCTGTCTGTGGTGTAAAGTCATGAATCGCTTTAAAGGATATATTACACTGTAACCCCATTGGTAATTCTTGAACATCATCATCTGTACCTGCTTCTGGGTTTTGCATTGCGATTTCCCATGGCATTCCATCTATAAGACTGAATTTTACAGAAGTTAATACTCCTGGTATTTGACTAAAATACGAACCAACTGTTATTCTAGCAAGCGTACCTCTCATAAATCCCTGTCCACCATAAGTTGGTGCTGTAGATGATGCTAAAAGCACCATTTTTCTATATAGTGGTTTCATCTCAGATCTTGTTGCTGCTGCTATCTTAAATGAAATATTTATATCTCTTTCAAATCCACCATAGGTATAAAAGTTGTCTGCTCTACCTACGTACTTATTTCCTTGCCAATCTGCATTATAATTATCATCTATACTGTCAATAAATGCTCTAAAATGTAGAAATTTAGATCCTTCCGGTGTAATTATTTCAAAATAAAATTTAGCTAAATCTCTTCCTTTATCATTTCCTGCTGCTCTTTCGTTATCTTGTATATCTAATGCATTTAGTTTATCGATAGCTTCTGAATCTATATTACTATAGCTTGTATAGAACCCTTCAACTTTTTTTCTACCTTGATCTCCTAAATTAACTCTTGTTTCTCTTTTTATTTTAATATTATTATAATCAAAAGAGTATTGAGTGGTACTACCTTGTCTAAAATCCTGTATTGTTGTGTTTACATTGATATCCTCCGATACTGTTGTTTCAGATCCTGTGTTAATTCGTACCTGTAGCTCTGCAAGCTTTACCGGTTTTGGAATACTTTCTTCACCTTTAGTACTGATTCCGTCACCAGCGCGACCACCGGCAGTTGAAAAATCTTGTTGAACTGCACTAAAGTATTCATATTGTGCAGGATTTTTATGAGCTATAATCTTTTTACCGCTAGTAGCTGCTGCTATTGCATCTTTTGGTGAAACTCCTGTATATGTGTCATCTGCTGTATACAATTGGTTTCCATCGTTACCGTTGTTTGGAAGTAACTCTCCTTGGTCAGCTTCTTTTATCTGATTGCTTCTCCCTAATTCATATGGTTGAGCAGTTGTTTCATATTGTGGACCTGGTATTGTTATTGGTTTACCACTTTCTGCTAATGCTTTATGTCCTTCACTACCTTCCGGAATAGGTGAGTTATAGAAGTCATTGTAGTCGTAATCACTATTCCTAGTAACTGTAAATTTACTAATATCTCTAGGGTCTACTGTTCCAAAATTAGATACAACTTTTCCTTCAATAGGTTTTCCCTGTAAAGCAAGTGGTGCTCCTTCTACTCCTCCTGCTCCAAAAAATTGAGCAAAACCGGAAGCCTGGTTTCCATTTGTTGGTTGAAGATAAGTATCGGTTCTAAATCCTTTTAAGAAATGAAGTCCTGTTCCATTTACTGGAACTTGAGCTAGAGTTGATCCTAATATCTTGGCTGTACCTACTAAGGTATTTCCTAACTGACCTAATACTGCTCCTGCTACAGATTTTCCTTCCTGTTGTGCTTTTTTAATTCTTTGCCCTACCCCTATTTGTTGTAGTTGAGCTTCATGTAAAAGATACTTAATTCCAGGCTTATCAATAAGCATTTGGGCAATACGGGAAGTATCGTCTATACGAGATTGAACCTCTAATCCTATTTGACTTCCAGGTGCTTGACCTATGTTCTTAGTGATGTAGGGTTTATCGCTTCCATAACGAAGACTTTTTAAGTCTGTTTGGAGATTTATTAATCCGTTTGCCATAGTTATCTATTATCCTGGTGGATTATCTAAATATTTTGGTGGTGTATTTCCATCTAAATCTAAAACAGAAGGAGCTGGATATCCGTTTGGTAGATTTGGATTGTTGTTGATTGATGACTGGTAATGCATAGTCGAGTTTGGATTAGCACTTGGTATTTGTGAAGGTGTTATTCCATCCAGTCCTAAGTTACTTGTCGGTAATAAGTCTAGTAGTCCCATTTGTATTGTTTTAATTTATTATAAATAGTTTATTATCCTTTTATTATCTCTGGTTAGATAGTACTTGTTTTTGATTCTGTGCATTTGAAGTAGCTAGAACTTTTCCATCTAGTTTAACTACTGTTCCTTTCTTAGCTAGTTCAATAAGTACATCTAATCTCTGTATCATTGCAGCTGTTGATTCTTCTTCTGTTTTTCCTTTTGCTGCTCCTGCTGTTTTTCCTCCTGCAGAAACTATTGATGGAGCTATTTTAGATACTATTGCTAGAGCTCCAATTCCAGGTAGTGACATTAGGCCTGCTGCTCCCACTGCCATTAATCCTGCTGCAATTCCAAATAAAGCAGGCCCTAGAAGTAACATTGGTCCTATATTCTGTAACGTAACTGCTCCTAATATTTTTACAAACCCGTCTGCTACTGCTGTTATTACTACTGCTAATCCATTAAATGCCGCGGTAACAACTTTCCCAAATGCCTCTATACCGGGTGCTGCTAATTTTAAAGCATATCCCAATCCTATTACAACCAGGGTTAGTGCTGCTAGTCCTAAAAGTACCTGTGGATTTGCAAGACTTTTACCTATTGATGCTAATCCTTTACCTAGGTTTGTTAAGAAATCTCTCACACCTGCTCCTGCACCTTTTCCTATTGATTTAGTTTTATCAGCTGCTGCGGCAACTTTATCTCCTACTCCTTCTACAGCTGGTGTTGCTGCTCCTGTAGCTCCTTGTTTAAATCCTCCTACTAATTTATCTTTTAATCCTCCTAATGCTTCTTTAAATCCACCTCCTTTAACTAAACCTGCTAATCCTGTTAGGGCTTGTTTACCTAAATTAAACATCGAACCGAAAGCCTTACCAACTCCCATTACTGAAAGTCCTAAACTTCTTACTGCTACTACTGCTAATAAGATGTACGGCACTAATGGTAAGTTCATAATTTTAGTTAGAACTTCTACCAAGGGGACTACAAACTTTTCTAAAATAGGTGCAAAAGCCTGGGCCATTTTATCAAGGGAAGTCTGAATTCTTTCCTGTACTGTCATTCTCTCATAGTCTGCTTCACTCATACCCATTATATCAGCTCTCTGCTCTGCTGTTAAATCGGCACTTGCTTTTTGAGCTAATACAGATTTTGCTAACTGCTCTCTAGATATACCTAATGCTGCAGCATATTTTTCTTGCCCCAGTCTATTCATATTTGAATATTCTGCTGCATCTAATCCATTGCTTAGTAACTCGTTCGATAATCCCTGTAGATCATTTGTTAAAGCATATTCCCTAGCTTTAGCAAGATTCATTTGTTTCCCTGTTAGTAGTTGAGCTTCTAATTCATTTGAAATAGAATCTTCAAAATTCAACATACTTTCTGCTATCTTATCAACATCTTCTAAAGTAAGTCCAAATGCTCTTGCTGCTGTAGCTGCTTTTGCTAACTTTAGTGGATTATTTCCTAAAGACATTGTTATGTCCTCTGAGGTATCTAGAATATCTTTAAATATTACTCCGTTCTCTACTCCTGATCTATTTTGTAGATTGCTTTGCTTGACTCCTGCCATCACATTCTTTCTAAATGTGTCAACATTTTGTCCTGATAGTTTGGTTTGAATTGCTAGACTTGTGGCTTGTTCAGCTGTTAATCCTAGTAAGTTTTTAGCTTCTGCAACTGCTGCTAATTGTTTTGGTGAGATAAAGTTATTACCTGCAATACCAATTTCTTTAGATAAGTTACTCGCTACTTCTAATATATCAACAGTTGAAGCAAGTTCACTATTCATACTAGTTATTGCACTAGTACTCTGTCCCGTTAATCTAGTAAACTCTGTTGCTGCTTCGTCTACCTTCATGAAGCCGTTCCAGATAGCTGTAATAAGAGTTAATGGGTCAAGTAGTCCGTCTAATAGTTGCTTACCTACCATTTTAGCAGCAATACCCATAGTTTGAAATCTTCCTGCTCCTTGTGCAGCAGCCTTTCTCATTTCCTGGTCAATTTCACCTGCTTTAAGAAATTGCCCTATACCTGGTATCTTTGCAAGAGAGTTTACAAGTTTTCCTGTAAGTCCTATTTGTTTTTCTATTTCTTTGACTCTCTGTTTCTCTAGTAATAGCATACTTTTTTCTTGACTAAGTGCTTCGTTAACAGCTCTTAACTGCTCTTCATCAACCTCTATACCATTTCTTTTTGCAAGGTTAACCTCCCTTTCTAGAGTAAGTCTCCTCTCATCTACTGCTAGTATTTGCTTACTAATATCCTTTGATGTTAATAGTCCTTGTTGTATTCTATATATATTGTTTGCAGAGTCTTTAGATGCTTTAGCTAAACTATTCATAGATCTTGCTAAATCCTTTCCTAGCGTTTCTTTTATCTTTGCGTCTACACCATCTATAGCTTCCTCAACAGAAACTCTAATAGCTTCTGACATAGATTTACTTATTGAGATTAGAGTATCTTGTACTAGTTCTCTAATTTCTTCTGCATCTCTCTTATTCTGTGGATTTATAGCCATTCTTTAAATAGTTTATTATAAATAGTAAAAGCCTCTATTATTTAGAAGCTTTTGTACTATAGTCTGGTGTTTTTATTTGTCCATTATCTAATAATGGTTGGGTACCTTGAGCTTTTTGTGCTTGTTTATTTTCATTTTCATAAAACTCAATCATACTTCTGTGTATAAACTTTCTCAACCATATTGGAAATTCGTAAACTTCACTGAAGATATATCCTCCTTTTCCGTGGAAACATATATCATGTATGTGTGTGAAGAGTAATCCTCTATACTCCGGCGTCAGGCCAAAGAAAGGTAACCCCAATTGGAATATCAACCCCTCCGTCTGGTCCGTTCTCAGGATAGAACTTTAAGTTTACATCAGGTTGGATTTGTCTAATATATTCTCTAAATGCTCTTGAATCTCTTGCTAGGAAATGATTATCGACAAAATCTCTAATAGTCTTAGGTTCTGCATCTCCATTTACTGAGGTAATCATTTTTTTCAACCTTGTTGATAATTCTGCTGAGGAATCTTTATTAAGTTTTTTAAGACCTTTTATTTCCTGGTCAATTGCTTGCTCATCAGCATGAGTAAGTAATTTAAAAGTTAATATTGCTCCTGTACTTGGAGTTTCAAAAGTAAATCTGTTCTCTCCTGATTTAAACAATGATTCATCTAATTCTTTAGGTTCTATTAAAGATAAATCTACTACTTGTCTTTCTCCTGCATATTCAAACTCATAATCTTTTCCATATCCTAAAATACGGGAAGCAATTAAGATTGCATTCTTATCTCCTACTAAAAGATCTCCGTAGTTAATTGGAGTTACAATAAGTGATTGTAGTAGTTTATCAATAACTACTCCTGATTGAATATAGTTTTGATTTGTTAAAATATCTTCTTCCTTAGCAGTCATATATTTCATTTCGATTTTACCCTCTGCTAGAGGAGATCCTTTTGGATATAATAAACCTTTTGAAGGAAGTTCTACCATTTCGGTAGGAAATTTCATTTTTTGTTCCATAAATTTTATTTGTTAGTAACTAGTTCTATATATAAATATATGAAAATAAAATTTATAAAAAAAGCCTGGACTTGCCAGGCTTGTTTATTTCTATGTAATGTATGTTAATAGTTGAGAACGCAGTAATCCATTGCTACTGTAATCCCTATTTCTACAATTCCATCTTGAGAAGTCCAGTCAAATTGACCAAAATCTCCTTTTGTTAAGAATGCACCTTTAATGATCCACTCTCCTACAATATCCCCTACAGGACCTAAGATGTTTAATGTTATATCTTTTTTATAGAAATCTGAGTAACCTGCTCTACCTGTTACTGATTCGTAAGAAAGACGTGCCCATTCCATTACTGCTTGAGCTCCTGAAGGTGTAATTGGTGAGTATAAAGTCATATCCATATTCTCCCAGTTTCTTTTCCCTCTTATCTTTCTATAAGTGTTGATATGATCTAATTTAATCTCAGCATCTGTGAAGTTTGGTGCTTTCACGTTTTTAATCATGAATGCTGGGATGTTGTCTATATACATTACGAACCTGTGCTGAACCATTGGTTCAAAGGCTCTGAACATTATTTCGTTTGGATCTAATACTGCCATTTTTCTTTATTTACTTTATTATAAATATACCTTGTTAATAAATTATGCAAATGTAGCTCCAGTTGGCTCAACTACGAAGTCTAATACTACGAATTCGATAGTTTTTGTTGGTTGGATATAGATTTGTCCTACTAATTGATTTCTATCTACAACATCTGCTGTGTTGTTTGTATCATCCATTACTACTCTGTAAGCATAAAGACCTTGTCTTTGTACCACTGATTCTAAGTATGGATTTACCGTCGCTAAGAATCTATTTCTAGTTGCTATAGTATTTTGTTCGAATACTAAGTTCTTAGCTTGGTCACCAATAAACTTCTTAAGTTCTATTAATAAACGTCTAACGTTTACTCTATCTAATGCAGATGCTTTAGTTTGTAGAGTTTTTTGTCCGAATACTGAAATACCTGTTCCTGGGAATGTAGCGATTGGATTAACTTTAGCTGCATAAAGAATATCTCTATCACCTTTAGTTAATTTTCTCTCAGCTTGAATTACTCCTGGAAGACCACCTCTTACTAAACCTGCTGGTGCAAACCATGGTGCTGCTGCTGCATCTGTAAATGCATATACTCCTGGAATAATTGTTCCTGCTGGTACGTATTCGTTTCTACCTGTGGCTGATTGAATTTGTACCCATGGCCAGTAAGTTGCTGCGTATGATGAGTTAATTGCCACTGCTTGTGTTGTTACATCACTTAAGATTGATCCTGTTTTTACTAAGTCAACTACTGCGATACAATCTCCTCTTGACTCTGCTAATGAGATAAAAGATGCAATTGTTGATGTGAATCCTGCACTGTTTAATAATCCTGGTGTTGAAACTATATTGAATTGGTAGTCATCTTTATTTGATAATAGAGAAATTGCTGTTGCGTAGTTTCCTGGTACTAATCCTTGAGACTCTCCTGATGTATTTCCTATTACTCCAAAATAACTTGCTCCTGATTTTACTGCTCCTTCTGCATTGTAGAATGATCCTGAACAGCTGATTGGTAATGATGCTGAGTATGATGTGTTTGTTGCATCTGTGTTAACAGTAATTCCATCGTTCTTCAAGTAATTTGGAGTTGATAAATTTACTGCAGATACTCTGATGTAGTTTGATCTGTTAGGGAAAGTACCTTGGAAGTAGTTATAAGATGTTCCTGTTGAAGAATCTGTTGCTACTGTTACATATTGGTTACCAATTACACTTTCTATGTAGTTAGGTGAACTTGGATCTAGTGATACATTATTAAATGTCTCTAGGATTGTTTGGTTGTTGGTATTATCGTCACCTTGTCTTACAAGTAGTGTAAATGTACCTAGTGAACTATTTACGTTTGCAATTTCCCATCTTAGGTTGTCAGCAGATCCAGATACTAAAGATCCGTCAGAATTAACATAAGAAGCTCCTCCTATTATTGCATGCAAAGAAGATGTTGCATTATTGTAGGTTACTCCTTTTCCTAATGTTGCTATAGTAAATGGTTGAGAGCCTGATTTTGGACCTATAGATGCAGAGATCCATGTATTAGCTGCTGCAGTATACGATCCCGATACAACTTTTGTAATCAATGCTGTCTGACCTCCTTGAGAAAAGTAGTTTTTTACAGCAACTGAAGTTAGGAATTCGTAATTGCTGGACGCTGAAGTAAATGTTTCACCGAACTTTCTTGTATAGTCGTTATACGAAGTTACGATAGTTGGCTGATTGTCAGGCCCTTTTACTGTTGGTCCAATAAATGCTGCTCCTGCTGCAACTGGTGCTGGTTGCACAAAAGAAATATCATTTTCCCTTGTAAATACCCCTGGAGAGATAATTGATTCTGCCATGTTTTTAAAAATTGTGTTAGTTATTTTTTAGTAATCTGTGTATTGATAAAACCTAAACTATGTAGGAAGGTCTTTTATTCCTTAATAAATAGGAAAGGAGAGTCAAAACCCTCCCTAACTATTTCACTATTACTATTTTATTATTGTTGTGGTTCGCTTGGAACAAAAACACCTTGTTCGATATCTATGGTTCCGTTTCCGTATTCGTTTTGTAGAAATTGTCCTAGTGTTACTTCTTCGTCTTTTAGCTCAGCTAAGAATTGTTCTGCTGCTGCTCTTCTTTGTTTTACTGCCAGTTTTACTAGTTCTATTTGCCCTAGTTCAATTTCTACTGCTTGATTTTTTTGCTGTATTGACTTTATTTGATCAATAACTTCTTGTGATAACTCTTTTGTTTCCATTAAATTTTTATTTTTTATTTTAAGTTAGTTAATTTTTTTTAATAAATCAACTGTGCTATTGTTGCTAAGAATATAGCAGTTCCTACTATACCTCCATAACTACCCATATTAACATCAGTATCATCCCAAGGTGCTCCGTAGAACTTACCGTAGAACCACTCTCTAACCCAATTAACACCATAAGCTCCAAATCCTCCTAAAAATAATTGGAAGAAAATCCCAGTATCTTGTAAATGTGCAAATTCAAATAAAAACCAAATTGCAAAAAAAGTAAGCACTACTGAGTATCCTAAATGTTTGTGATAGTTTTGTTTTACAAATCCAGGTGCAAATACTTTCTTTGTATCTGAGATGTAGTTAATGATGTTTTGTTTAATGATTGGGCAAATTGTGCATTCGAAATAAAATTTACTCATAATATCTAATTGATTTTATACAGTGATTTTCATCTAAAAAATCTAAAATAGCACATAGTACTTTACCTGTCTTGGTTAATGTATTTTTTAATTTATTCTTTCCTAGTGATGACGAGATTGTTTCTCTGTAATCTCCAAACTTATATCCTTCATTGGTTATTAAGGTTGTATTTAATAGTGTTCTAAAATTTCTATTTCCAAACCTATCAATATCTAGTGCAGTCTCTAAAAAGTAGTTTTTTACTACTTCCCATTTAAAAGAGTACTTTGATATTACTACTATTAGGTTTAGTATAGTTAGTGGTATAAAAAGTATAACAGCTATTAAAAATAGTAAAAATTCCATACAATTAAACTATAGGATCTTCTGGTGCTGGTTCTTCAGCAATAGGATCTACTATAGGCTCTTCGGGAACTACCACTACTGGTTCTTCAACTACCGGTTCTTCAACTACCGGTTCTTCGGGTGCAGGATCAACCACTACTGGTTGTTCAGTTACCGGTTCTTCAGCAATAGGATCTACTATAGGCTCTTCAGTCACAGGTTCTTGCGGTGCAGGTTCCTCAACTACTGGTTCTTCAACTACTGGTTCCTCAGGTGTAGGATCAACCACTACTGGTTCTTCAACTACAGGAACTGATTCTGTGTACAATTCCCAATCGTCAGCTACAGTTCCTCTATGTGGTCTGTTTTTGGTTTCGATCAATAACGCTGTTGCTATTAATGTAGAAAATTGATCCATAAAAGAAGCATCTAAGGAAATTGGCTGTTGTAGGTATTGGAATAGTCCATTTACTTCATTAAATGAGTAAAAGCTATTTCTTTCTTTTAGTATCTCTAAAACATTTCCATTATCATCAATTGCTTGATCAAATATAAGATTATTTATTCCTATGTTTATATCATACTTAAAACTACTAATTGTTGTTCTTAATCTACAGTGAATATTATTTTGTGTATAATACTTTGGTGTTGTTGTTACTACTGCTATCATATTGTTTATTTTAAATAAATATTAGAAACTTATTATTATTACTATTCCATCTCCACCATCTCCACCCTTTCCTCTTGTTCCATTATTTGCATTACCTCCTGCACCGCCACCTGAACCTATACCACCATTACCACCATTACCTGCTACACCACCTGATGTGGTAGCATTTCCACCACCTGCACCTCCTGTTGAAAAGAAAGGTTTCCAAGATGTATATCCATCTGCTCCATTACCCCCTAATGTAGTTCCTCCTATACCTCCTGCTATGATTGGAGATATTGCTGAAGTATTTATTCCTGCTCCATTAAATGTTGTAGCTGTTCCATTATAAGGGGCTCCTGCGCATCCTGCTGTAACTATTTGTGATGTTAATACTTCTATATTTGAAGGTTGTGTTGTAATACTTCCTCCTGATGAGTCAACTCCTCCTAATGATATGAAGTTTGTTAAACCTATTAAAAAGTTATTTCCTATTGTAGATACTAACGCCCCATTAACGCTACCATTATTTGTTCCTCCTTGAGCACTAGTACTACCACCCAAAAAACTACTTGCTTGATTACTATTGGCTTGTGAAGATGCATTTGGCAAACAAAATACTCCTGAAGATTCTCCTGCAGTTCCATTTGAAAAACTACCTCCTCCTCCTGCTCCTGCTATTCCACCTGTTCCACCTTTACCTACTTTTATGTAAAGTATATCAGGAACAAAACTTGCATTTATTAATGCTCTAGTAACTCCTCCACTTCCTCCCCCACAGTTATTACTTGTAGAAGTGTTTAATGTTGTAGATCTACCTGATGCTCCGCCACCTCCACCATCAATGGATAATATATATACAAAATTACATTTTCTAGGCTTTCTCCAAGTTTGGTAACCAAAGTTACCTTGATTAGCATAGAATATTTGAATGTCTTGTTGACTATTTGGTATATGTGATAAATCTAACATACTATATACTTGTTGTTATTATTATGAAACCATCTCCTCCTCTACCACCATTGCCTGCATTTACCCCTGTGTTAGTAGAAGCTCCACCGCCACCGCCACCTGTTCCTGGTGCTCCATTACCTCCATTACCTCCATTTCCTGCAGTAGATCCTCCCCCACCTCTACCTCCAAATAATATTAACGTTGGTTTATATAAGATGATTCCATTTTGACCATTTGTATTAACTGCTGTTGCTCCTTGGGTTGGAAATACACCTTGAGCAGCATTAGTACCTCCTGTAGTTGTTCCACCTCCACCTGTTGCTGCTACAAGAAAGTTTGATGTTGCACCTGCAGCACCTGCTATAGTTCCACCTGCCGAACCTATAACTCCTGCTTGAAAGGTAAAATTTCCTAAATTAGCAAAAATATTATTTGCTATTACATTAATAGTTTCTGCTGTCCCACCTGTTCCACCTGATGTAGTTCCTGGATTACCTCCTCCGGCTGCCACAGTTCCTGAACGTAAAACTATATTTGATATTGAACCAGTATCAGGAATTAATGTTACAAAGCTATTTTGTCCTGAGGAACCTTGTGTTGCTGTTGTACCTCCTGTTCCTCCTGTTCCTCCAATTCCAGGGAGTATATAAAGTATGTCAGGTAATAAGTTAGCATTTATGGTTAATCTTGTCACAGCTCCTGTACCACCACCAGCTCCTCCTCCTCTTGGTGTAGAAGCAGATTGAAATCCACCACCACCACCAGCACCTGATCCAACACACATAATGTTAACAAATTTAGCACTTCTTGGTTTTATCCAAGTTTGCCAAGATCCTCCATTGAAGAAACCTTGTACATTTGAGTTTTGATTTTGAAAATATGATAAATCTAACATAACACTGTAATTATTACTAATCCATCACCACCATCACCTGCTTTAGTAGCTATAGAACCACCTCCAACTCCGCCACCGCCACATCCATAGAATCCATTTCCACCACTTCCACCTATACCTGTAATTATTGCTGCACCTCCTGCTCCCCCTGTTCCACAAAAAGGTTGCAATGTCCCATATCCATCAGCTCCATTTTGCCCTGTGGTAACTCCACCACTTACTTGAGTGGTTAGTATTGCTGATGCGGGTGTTATATTACCTCCTGCTGAAAATATAGAAGCATTTTTTCCACCGCCGCCTGCACCTCCTGTAGTTAAGTTTGTATTTAAAGCAGCTTGACTTGCTCCTGCTGTTGGAGTATTACTACCACCAGCACTACCTATTACCCCTGCAATAGCTGTAAAAAGTCCTAAATTACCGAATGCTGATAACGATACTACTGATATTGTTGCTGCTGCTCCTGCGGTAGGATTAGTTCCTGAACCTCCTCCAGCTCCTAATGTTGATGATTTACATATTAAAGTTTGTTCTGATATTGAAGGTTGTAATGATACATAACTAATTCCACCAGTACCTCCTGCTGTTGTTACTATAGGAGAACCAGCACCACCTTTACCTACTTGTATATATATTGTATCAGGTAATAAAAATGCAGGTATAATTCCCCTAACAATTCCTGCAGAACCACCTCCTCCTCCTCCAACAACACTTGCTGCTCCTATTTGTGGATTACCACCTCCTCCTCCGCCTCCTAAACAAAATATTTCTATTAGTTTAGCATTACGAGGTTTATTCCACGTTTGCCAGTTACCTGTAGCGTAGAATGTAAAGGTTTGTTGCTGTTGAGAAGGTATATGAGATAAGTCTAGCATGTATTATTACCTTAGATTGATGCGTAAGATCCTCCAATTGCTGCCGCATACCATCCACCTCCGGCAGCTTGGGCTGTTCCTATAGTTGTTAATATTCTATATCCTGGTGGAAGAGCAATATTTAATGGTAATTCGTAAACTGCAGTTGCAGCATTCTGTACTGCAGTTGTTGCTGCTAACGTAATTTCATCAAAAAGAACATTATTTGCTGCTGAACCTGTTGATAGCCCATTATTAATAAAAATTCTAGCTACAGTTGCTGTTGCGGATCCTGATGCTTTAAATCTTATTCTTTGAATAAATCCCCCATCTAGAGAAGCTGAAAATACAATTGCTGATGTACCTGTGGTTCCATCGTAGGTTGTATTTGCTACTGTCTGTACTGTTGTCCATTCAATATCTCCGACTGATGAGAATATTGGTAATGTATTTGCTGCCATATTATTGTTTTATTTTAATATATTAAAAAATGTTTTGTAATCCTACTACCATTGCTTGAGTTAATCCTATTGATGGAGTTCCTGTTATTTTTCCTGTTACTGTTAATGAACCTGATATAGTAGTAGTTCCATCATCTGTTACTGTAAGTAAGTCTGTTAGTGCACTATTTTGTAGAAGTAAAGTAGTTGTTGCAGAAGTTGATCCTGTTCCTCTTATTTGCAATCTTGCTGTAGCTGTATTAGTTGGAAGACCTACTGATGTATTTCCTGATAATGTATTAAGTAATGTTGTTCCTGTACTTAGTAGTGAACCAGTTATATTAGTATTTCCTATTAAGGTAGTAGATCCTGTTATGTTAAGAGATCCTGTTACTGTATGAATATCTGTAATAATATTTCCCAAAGTAACTCCTGTTCCTGTTACTTGAAATTCTGTTGAACTTCCACTTACTACTGAGAATTGAGTAGGAGATACCGAAGCAGTTACACTTCCGGTTGCTATTTGAAAAAGATTAAGTCCTGTTATAGCAGTGGATGGAATTCCAAATAAATTTGCTCCCGAACCTGAGAATGAACCTGAGAAGGGACCATTCCCGGTTAATGCAAGTGATGCTGTTGAAGTAAAGGAACTACTAATACTATTAATAGTCCAAGATGAAGTACCAAATAAAGAACCAGTAAATGATATTGCTTGTAAAGATCCTGTTAATCCATATGAACCGGTTAGTTGTCTTGAATTAATCCAAACACTACCACTTCTTATTAATAATTGACCTGAAGTAAGGGATCCGGTGTTTATTCTAACATTATGTAATTCATCAATTTCATATCCATTATCTACCTTAACAAATATTTTACCTTGGTTTTGATGAGCGTATTCAACATATCCCACAATAACGGTATGTTGGGGAGCTTGTGGTTTTACCTTTGTAAGATATCCTGGTATGGTTGGAGATAGGTATAGTATATCACCATCTATCCATGTCTCTCCTTGAAGGATACCTGTTGTATTTATTTTTCGTACTTGGCCTGAAGTTGTTATAAATCCTTCTTCATTTACAGTAATATTTTCAGTAACAATACCTAAGGTTGTAGCCGAGTTATCATCGTTATCAGCTTGTGCCAATACTACGGCCAGTCGTTGACCTTGAGCTCCTCCTTCGGCAACTGATCTGACACGGACAACACGGTAATCAGCTTCTAATAAATTACCTCCTGTTTTATTTACAACCCTGATTACTTGTTCCTGCCCTACTTGTAGAGTTACATTATCTCCTTTTAATCCTACATCTAAAGTACCATCTGTGTGGTTCCAACTTAATCTTCCTGATATGGGTTGTGTTATAGCAGATCCTGTGTTAAAATCAATGTAATCTACATTGTTAATAGAACCAGAAATTTGTAGGTTTTTAGAGTAGGATGCTGTTGCTGAGTAAGAAGCACTTACAGCATTAGAGCTTGATAATGAATAGGATGAACTTATTGCTTGTGAACTTGAGATAGCCCAAGATGAAGTACCGAATAAACTCCCTGTTATACTTCCTATTACCTTTAAACTACCGGAAATAATAGCTGATCCGGTATATGGAAATACCGAAGAAGTTATAGCAGTTTCTTGTTTACCTCGAGAAAATTCGTAGAATCCGTTATTCATCTATTTTATTTTATGCTGGTTGATCGTATGTTCCTCCTTCTAATACTAATGCCATGACAGTATCTCCTGACTCATTTGTATTATCACTATTTGTTGATGTTCCTATAGAAAATGAAGTACCAGGAGCTATACTTATACCCCCTCCTAAATTAAATGATACTGAAGGAAGGGTATCTTGTGCAGTTCTTGATACCAGTCCAGACATTATTTGAGTTTGGTATAATATTACTCTTCCTTGAGGTACAGTTATAAATAGAAATATAGCTTTTTCTGTAATAGTCCCTCCTATGTCACATACCCCGTTTACCGTTATTTTTGTAATTAGTGAACCATATGTACTATCATCTGTATAAAAAGTACCTAAGTTATCAGGATTATTTAAGCTATTATTAGGTATAAGACAATTTGGATTATCTGCTACTATTTTTGGTGTTGCTGTAAATATTGGTTGCTTATTTAATATTTCTCCTGCCATTATATAAAGTTTAGATTATTATAAATATTAATTGTTGTATGTTTACTTTGTTCTAGTTCTAGGGGTCTTATAAAAACATTACTATTATTTGGTGTATTTATTTCATTTACAGTTGCTGATGTAGCTGTTGGAGCTGCTGCATATGTTATTTCACCTGTTATCTGATTACGGTAAAGCACATCTGGGGAGGCTGTATTATTTATATCTGGGAATGATACTGTTCCTCCTACCTCTAAAGTGTAGGATGGATGTACTACATTTATACCTACCATACCTATTCCGTATTGTGAGCCTGAATAGGGTTCATTTTGTGTGTTAAAGTATGAACCTGTTGCAAATATAATTCCTCCTAAATTGATTGAGTCTTTTTGCTGTGGGGCTAATGTTATACCAGTTCCTATTATTATATTGTTTGAACCAATACTGTTGGCGGATGTTTCATCATATCCTACAAGGTATCCTAATAATGTTGAATATGAAGCACTGTTTGCACCAGCACCAGCACCATAACCTAAAAAGTTTGAATAGCTTGCATTGGTTGCTTCAGTTCCAGCATATTGTCCTAAAAAGTTTGAGTTGTTTGCATTTGTTGCGTTCTGACCAGCACCTTCACCTAGCAATATACTATTATCTGTATTAAACCCAGGTCCTGCAGCAGGTAATGTTGAGTATAGGGTAGAACCTGCTACTGAGATAGTTCCTGTTCCTCCTCCACTTCCAAAACCAGATGCTGCAGCTGATGCTGAAATAAAGGTAGGTGATATATATGATGCTGTTAATGTAAATGAAGCACTGGTAGCAGATGAAGCGCTAGTTGCAAATGATGCACTTACAGCCCAAGATGAAGTACCGAATAGAGAGCCTGTTATTCCATTTGTTACTCTTAAAGATCCTGATACATCTAAGGTATATTCAGGTGTTGAAGTACATATACCCACTTTAGCATTTGATACTGAACCTGAGAATGTGCTAATTGGATCTGTTGCTGTAGAAAAATAGGAACCTGTTGCAAATATAATTCCTCCTAAATTGATTGAGTCTTTTTGCTGTGGGGCTAATGTTATACCAGTTCCTATTATTATATTGTTCCTACCTATACTATTTGCCGCTGTATCTGAGGATCCCACTATATTTCCTACTAAATTTGAAAAAGAAGCACTAACTGCCCGATAACCAGTTACCCAACCTATAAAGTTTGAGTAGTTAGCACTTGTTGCTTGATAACCAGCCACTCGTCCTAAAAAGTTTGAATTATTAGCACTTGTTGCATTTGTGCCAGCTAAATAACCTAAAAAGTTTGAATTATTAGCGTTGGTTGCATTTGTGCCAGCTAAATAACCTAAAAAGTTTGAGTATCTTGCACTTGTTGCTTGATAACCAGCTCTGTTCCCTAAGAAGTTTGAATTATCAGCACTTGTTGCATTTTGACCTGATTCACTACCTAGGAATATAGAGTCTTGATTAAATCCTCCAAATCCAGGTCCTGCAACTGGTGTTGTAGAATAGAGGGTAGATCCTGTTACTGCTATAGGAGATAAGTTTGGTGCCCAAGAAGCACTGGTTGCAAATGAACTTGATATTGCTCTTGAAGATGATATTGCAAATGAACTTGATAAGGAATAAGAAGCACTTATCGCATTAGTTGCCCACGATGCTGTTGCTATTTGCTTACCTTGTATTAACTTTAATGCCATTATATTGAACTAAATTTACCTACTAATACTACTTGATCTGTTGAATCTAATGTAAATCCTAAATCACTAAACGTAACTGCTATGTTTAATCCTGACTGTATAATCGATGTTATATTGTCTGATGGTATTGCAACTCCGTTTACGAATACTTGGAAATCCTGTTTTGTTATGGCTGGGAATCCATCTGGTGGTGTTGCTATTGTTTTGTTTAAGAACGTAGCAGTACTACTTGTTTCTGTATCTGCCAATGCTGTTGATTGTAATCCTACATATGCTATTTGTTCTGCTGTCATTCCTGTTCCTCCTGTTCCTGTTCCTCCTGCTTGTGCTCCTGTAAAAGCTGTATCGTAGAATCTTGTTGGTGCTTGATTTAATGGACTTCTTGCTGCTGCGTTAAGAACTTCTACATTACCTGCTGTTTCTATTTTAAAGCTTACAGCTGATTTTGAAAAGAATTTTCTTGGATTAGCTACAGAGGTATTTATTGCATCCGATACTACATATCCTGCCATTTTAATTTGGAAGGTAGTTTTTACCGTTCTATCATTTCCTTCTACCAGTTCTGTTGTTGTTGTATAATTATCAATTGCTGCTCTAAATTTGAATCTTTCTGGATTTCCCCAATATGAATCAGAAGCAAAATTAATTGATTCAACTATCTTATTCATTTGCTCTACATATTCTGTAAAGATTGTACAAGAATAAACTAGATTTATATAGTCAGGAATAATAACTCCGTAAAATTCTTTTACAGGAATTCTATTTGTTAGTATTCCAAAAGCATCGTATATGTTTTTTCCTGAGTATTTCTTTTCAAAAACACCATAATGGATTGGATTATTTGCATCCATTTTATTACCCAGAGATCTATTCTTCTCAACAGAATCTCTTTTGAACATAATTAATGGTGCTTGCATTTTACCATCTTTATCTCTATAGTAACCGTCTTTTTGAACTGATGCCCATCTTTCTGGAGATCCATAAATAAAAGGAACCGGTACTCTTACTCCGTTTTGTAAAACGGATGGTTTAATTACATTTTGAAAATAGTAAACAATTGCTGAATCTATATCTTTTAATCCAACTGAGAAATCTTTTACATCATCATTTTTTCTTGTTCTTTGGTTTTCTCTTCTTTTATTTGAAGGCACAGGAGCTTTACCATTATTCAAATATGGTGTGATTGTCTCTTGAGACAATTCTACTTGTGATTTTGGTACAGGCTTTCTTGTTTGTGCCATTATATTCTTTCTTTTACAATTCCTAATTTACTTGATCTAGTTAAGTGACATTCTAATATCAATGATACAGATGCTCCAAAATTATTTCCGTAATCGGTCAAGCTATATGCATTGTCTTTCCCTAGGAATAACTGGTTCTCTGTAATGTTATCTATTTCATAATAATTCTCTAACCACATTACAATATCCCCTATCTCAGGTTCAACATTTGTGTCTATCAAATCCTGTCTTAACATATTGAATTTAACCTCTCTTACAATATCTACTCCTAAATCATCTACAGTTGATCTTTGATCTCCTCTTTGAATTAAACAGTTATATTTAATTGGAGACCAGAATACTTTTTCCATTCCCTCTCCGTAAATATTTGCAGTAGTTTGTTCTAAAGACATTTTGTAGAATAGGATTTCCTGTTCTACTACATCTGAGAGAAGTTCTCTGTTAATTCCTGTAAATAATCTAAAATCTCTTTGGCTACCGAATATCATTATCTATTTGTTGCTTCTATTGTGTTTGATGCTACTTCTACTTTTTTTATGTTAGGTACTAATCTAAAAGCATCTTTTCTTACTTTTTCATATACCCCTTGTGCCGGTTTTGAGGTAAGTATTTTTACTTTTAATACCACTATATTTGTATCTTCATTAGAATCTATAGCAGTTACCCTTGTAACTCCAGGCATAGCTCTAATAAAATCAGCCACTTGAGAGGCAGTAATTTCATCTGTATGTCTCACTCTCATTAATCCCTGGTAAAGATTAAATTCTTTTGCTTCAGTTAATATACCTTTTAATTTCATTATCCTATATAAATTAACATTGGTACCTCGCTAAGGGTTTTACTTAACGCCTCTACTTCTGCTGCTTTTCTTTCCAATTGTGCTTGTTTTGAAGTAGCATCTAAATCCCCTCTTAATTTTTCCAATAATGCTGTTTTTTCTGTTCTTGCATCTGCTAATAAATCTGCTTGATTTAAAGTTGCTTCTGAACCTGGAATAGGAACTGTTGTATATTTTCCTCTAATATAAGCTAAAAGTTCTTTTGCAAGAGCTAAAGTGTACCTATAAATCCATTCTCTTCCAGGTGTATTTATTTGGGAGAAAGTTGGATTTGTATATGGTACATTTGATATATTTGTAATTGGTGTTCCTCCTGTAGCTGCTGCTGCTGTATTTGCATTATCACTTAATCCTTGTTTCTCTGCTACTTTATAATATTCAAACCACATATACCCTGCTCTGGTTGGAATTGGAAATAATCTTAATTGATTATCAATTACTTCAAAAGAGTATGCCGATTTTCTTACCTGATCATTAAATTCAATTGCCTGTACTTTTAGTATATCATAAGAGATAGGCATTAATAAGAAGTTAACCCCTGGAGAGTATGAACCAAAATCAAAAGCATCCATAAGTGACTGAATACCTGTTCCTGTACCTGCATATGGATCAAAGTATCTTAGGATAGCAGGTGGTGCTTGGTAGTATACTTTTCTTATCTCAATTGATCCTGTTATTCCTTGATCGATTGCCCATTGTTTTAAATCATATACTTGTCTATTTGGAGTTACTTCTATTGATCCAGTATACATTCTAACATTACCCCCTACTCCTGCTTCAGTTCCATATGCTTCAGATAATCTGATTGAATTTTGAATGGAAGGAGTAATTACCGAGTTATTTAGATTAGATCCAGTTGGACCTCCTTCTAATGATAAGTAGTTCTGTACTACCTGTGCTTGGTATACTTCATTTCCATAAGTAGTTACTGCTTCTTCAAAGCATGCATAGAAAGATCCTGAGTTAAGCTCAACATCCATTAGGGGATATCCCAGTCTAATGGCGCAATACTTTGCTACCTTATCTGCTGAACCTGAAAATTGAGGATCTGCATCGTAAAATCCAAATGGTGTTTGGCCTGGTGAGAATGTAGAACTACCATTCCATATTGATACTGTTGCCATTGACTATAATTTATTTATAAATAGCAAGTTTATATCAATCTCTAAAGTCCTGGTATACTTTTAATATAGGTGATACAATCTCATGTCTATGGTTGGCTAAAAGTGAAAATACTTTAAATCCTTTTACCTGTTCTTCGATTCTAGATAGGAAAGAAAATCCAGTTTCTTTTTTTATCTTAAGATCAATTTGAGCTAAATCCCCGCAAATTACCATTTTAGAATTTTTACCTAACCTTCCTAATACAGTTTCCATTTGATCATGAGTAACGTTTTGAGCTTCATCTACAATTACAAATGAATTAACAAATGTCCTACCTCTCATAAAAGCAAATGGAACAATCTCAATATTACCATGCTCTAATTCTCTATCTACTTTCTCCTTACCGTATAGCATGTATAAGTTATGATATATTGGTGCTAACCAAGGATCCATCTTTTCTTTAATATCTCCTGGTAAGAACCCTAACTCTTCCTTAGCTACAGTGGGTCGTGTTATAATAATCTTTTCTACCTCTTTACTGAATAGCATATCTAATGCTGCTTGTACTGCTACTAAGGTTTTTCCTGATCCTGCCATTCCTTTTAGGACGACTACGGGATTCTCTACAATAAGAGCTTTTGCTTGCTTTTGTTCTTCATTAAGTTGTAGTTGGAACTTAATTGGATTCTTCGGTTTTCTTTTTGGTGTAAAAACCGGGTCTGTGTGGTGGTTTGATCCCATATTTTTATAACGTTATCGTTTAATATAAATATACGAAATTATACCTTCTTCTTAAACTGTCCGGTAGCTGGATCTTTCATATCTTTATATTTTCGATTTTTTAAGGATAGGCATCTTGCTTTATATAGTTTCTCTCCTTCTTCTATTCCGTTTCTATGTTGAAACCATTCTAGAGAAAATCTACCTTTTGCTTTTTCTTTCATTTTATCTGAGGCTTCCTGTGTATGGGTTTTTCCAAACATTCCATTACCTTCCCCTAATCTCAACTCTCTCATCTTGCTTAAAAATTGCTGATATTCTTCTGTATCCCTTCTTCCTTTCCAGTTATCTCCCCCTATTTCGGTATTTAATGTCAGGTTATATCCGTTCTGTAGTGAATTATATTTTTTTATAAATTCTAATTCTTTTAATACTAGTTCTTCTTCTGTGCTTATAGTACATAATTTATCTTTACCTATATTATCCCAACCGTACTTATTGATTGCGTAATAGAGAGGGTGTTGGTAATTTTTTGTAGCTCTAGTTTTATGTTCAATTAATCTTTGCTCTAACGAGTTTTTTGTTCTTCCTACATAATGTTTTCCGTTTGGAAAAGAAAGTAAATAAATTATCATAATATATCTTTATTATAAATAGTATACTTTTCCGTAAAACTACTTCTACCGAGATTATTTTACATAAAAAAAGAGGACCGAAGTCCTCTTTAGTTTTTTAATCTTATTTCGATTAAACTGTTTCAACGTCTGATACGAAGATTTTCCCATAAAATTCCGGTCTTATCATTTTCTTAGCATAACGAGTCATGATACCTTTTCTTGGAGTGAAGGTAGCTGGATCGTATACTAGAGGAGTCATCATTAATGGAATATATGGAGCGTAAACCGCACCTGTTTCCAAGAATTGAGAACCTCTATAACCCATTAAGATAATGTTTTCAGTCATGTATGGGTTTTTGTAAACTCTAAATCTTGAGTTTAGTTGTCCAACTTTTTGAACTCCCATTGCAAAATCCATTTTATCACCGTTTGTATCTGCTGCATATCCAGGAATTGATTCTAAGATTGTAGCTACAGAAGGAGAACATACTAAGAAGTTAGCTCCACCTCTTAAAGTTTTTTGGTGAATTTTGTTAGATACTTTTTGGATTTTAGTTCCGATAGTTTGGAACCATTGTCCTTGAGTATTGTAGAA